AGTTGCATTCTTTGAAGAACTAGACAGCGGTGGAGCTGGAATCAAAGGGCAGGTTTATGGTCAGCTTGGTTTAGATTATGGACCAGAAGAATTTCACGGAAAAATTACAGGCTTAGCCACTTCATAAGGGGTTAAAATTATGTATAAATTATTTTTTATTATTGTTCTTGCGGTTACATTCGTGACCGCAGGGGCTACAGAAAATTACATTGAACACGAGGACTTTAGACTTGATAATGTCACAAGATCATTGATGAAAAGACTTGATAATATGATGGCTAATCATTTCATGGGTGCTTGTGTATCTCAAAATGCTACAAGTGGTGCTTATATTCCGGCTATTGCTTGTGCTGATGGTTCTGATGATATTGCAGTTGTAACTTGTGAAGCTGTTATCAATGGTGTTATTACTTCAATCTCAGCCACAGCGGAAGTATACGCATTAACAGGCAATCTTGCAAGCTTTGATACTGTTGAAGCTGGTGACGAGTGCAACCTTTTGCTTGAATATGACGGAACAAGTTTCTATGTTACTCAGGGAACAAGTGTTGATTCAACAGAGGTTGCAGTAATTCCAAGTGCTACTGATGGAAGATGCCCGATGGCAATTATCAATATTGTTGTTGATGCTGGTGGCGACTGGGTTCCTGGCGACAACTGGAATGATACAGGAGTAACTACTACAGTTAGAGTATGTTGGTTTAGAGAATTAGTGTACTGATTTAAACAAATAAAAAAGGGGCTGTTTATCAGCCTCTTAATTACTTTTAAGGAGAAACAAGAACAATGACAAAATTTTATAAAATGCCTTTGGATGATATCGGACAGAATACAAAACTTACTAGATACTTGCCAACTTCTATTCACTTGGGAAATGGCAAGTTTTTAAACTTTTACGAAGATGTTATTACAAACGAAGCGACAGGACAAGAACTTAAAATCTTGTGTTATGAAACTAACGACCCAAAAGAAATTGAAATCATTGAAAATGCTGAAAAAGAGGCATCTTACAGATATTCAAAACAAATCGTTGAAAACAGATATTTTAACAAGTTTAAGAAAAACAGAAACCCAAGAAAAGAAATTGCAGAAAAAGACATTGTAAAAATTAGATATAACAGAATTGAAATTAAAGAACCTAAAAAAGAAATAAAAACGGCTGTTAAAAAATGAGTATAACCCAAGGTGCTGACACTTATATTGAATTAGCTGACGCTGATACATATATAGCTAACCTTTCAGATTATGCAACTGCTTGGGATGCTTTAGAAGATTCAGAAAAAGAAGAATACTTAAAAACTGCAACAAGATATCTCGACTCAAAATATATGGGTCGATTTGTTGGTGAATTATATTCTGACACTCAAGCCTTAAGCTTTCCAAGGATAGGCGACGACATCGAGGGGCGAGACATCACAGGTGTTTACCCTGTAAACTTGCAATACGCACAAGCCGAAATTGCTGCAAGATTATCAAATGATGTTGACTTTTTTGAAGATTTAGCACGAGGCGGAGATATTAAAAGAGAAAAAGTAGGACCGCTAGAAACTGAATATTTTAACGGATCTTCAAGCTCAACGGTTTTTCAGGTTATTGACGCATTAATGAAAAGATATTTATTGCCAGCCGGTAATATTGTATTGAGGTAACTATAAATGGGAAAAGCAGCACAAGCACAAGCAACAGCTAAACGCATTATGACAAACTTTAAAGATATTGTAAAAGATGCAGAATTACGCAGGGTGTCAAAGTCTGCTTTTTCCACTTCGACAGGCGACTATGGAACAAAAGCATATTACGGATATACCTGTTTAGCTGTTTTCAACAATGGAAGTTTATCAAATAATGATGATTCAGATCAATCAGAAGTAAGACCAAGCGATGAAGTTTTACTTATTTGCTATACAGGGACAAAGAAAACATACAATTCAACATGGGTTTTGCAAAGTTCTGCAAGTTCGACAGAAAAATTGATCCCACAGGCAGGCGACAAAATCATCATAGGTTCAACTGAATATCAAGTTGTGTTAGGTAATGACTATTCAGCAGGAGCATCAGCATTATTTCAAGCTATAGTCAGGAGAAACAAGGCAACATGATTAAAAATCTGCATCAATTTAAGAACACTATTAAAGAGTTTGGTAATGTTTTTACTAAAAAAGAAGCCGAATTAATTACAAAAAACATAGGTTTTAGAATACTTGCAGATTTACAAGCTCCGCCGCCAACAGGAACACCGGTGGACACAGGAAGAGCTAGAAACAACTGGTTTTTTGATAAGGTTGTGACTGATTACATCGATGAAAGGGAAGTATACCCAGCAACTCCAACCGTTCAAAATCCACAAGCTAGCGAAGTTATGTATATATTTAACAACTTGCCTTATATTGCAAGATTAGAAACAGGTTACAGTTCTCAAAATAGTTTTTTTACAAAAAAAGCATTGATGAGAGCTGAGAACTTAGCCGCTGAATTAATAAAAGAAAAGATAAAGAGGGTGAGATAATGAGCTATAAACAAGCTATGATTGATATATATACAGAATTTGAAACTCAATGGCTGATAAATGGTCGAAGCATGGACAATGTAGCTTTTGAAAATGTTGATTCAACCGCAATAAATGAAGACTGGTGGGTATTAATTAGGATAAACGATGTTACAAGTGAGTCTTTGGGCGTTGGTTCCAATGCTGTTGATTATGAACACAGAGGCTTTGTTACAGTATTTTTCTTTGTTAAACCTAATACAGCGACAGCATTTATAAATGAGATAATCGACGAGGTAAACGCAATTTTCAGAGGAAGACGAATAGGTAATATAATTTTTAGAAGTCCACAGCCAACAGGTGCGGGCTTTGTAAATAAAGATGGTAATTATGAAAAGGCAGTAAACTACCCTTATATAAGGGATGAAGTAATTACAATAAGTAATTAAAAAGGAGTGATTAAAATGAAAAAGCAACTTTTAACAATAGTATTAACAGTTTTTTGTATATTCAGCTTGGGTGCTGGATATAATTTTATGCAAGGTAAAAATTTTTCAACTGGTGCTATAAAAGCGGTTAATGTTGACGATAGAGGTAATTTAGTTACTTCTTGTCATTGTGTTCACGTTGCTGAAGGTAAATACGATGATTTATCCTGTAATGTATCAACCTTCACAAAGGTGGCGAACACAACAAATACTTTGCTGGGCGAAGTTTTTGGGACAGCTGAAACTTATAGTTTTTTAGTTACAGCAGAAACTTTGTATGTTTCTTCTAGCTCTGCAGAAGACGCAAGCGGAGGAAGCGGAATATATAAAGTTGATATTTCTGGATTAGACGATGATTATAATGTTACAACGGAAACTTTGACTATTACAGGTCAAACAGCAGTTGCAACCGCTAACGAATACTTAAGAATTAATTCAATGAATGTGTCATTAACAGATTTGCCAGCTACAGGGGAGGTTAACACAGGCGATATATATATATATAGAACTGGTGAAATTTCCGCTGGTGTACCCGATAATTTAAATCTTGTTTTAAATGGGATAGGAGCGGGTAAAAGCATTTCAAGAAGTTGTGTTTTCACTGTTCCGGCTAACCAAACTTGGTATATAACAAGCAATTCTTTTTTAGCTGGTTTTTCTAGTAACACAACATTCCAATTAAAATCAAGAATATATGACGGGTATGAATACGAAAATATCTTAATACCGTTAAGCGCTGCAAATTCTAGTTTTATTTATACTTGTACTTTTCCAATTACTGAAAAAACTGATATTTATGCAAAGGTTCAAACGTCGTCAGGAACAAATACAGTTTCTGGTTTTATTGAATGGATAAAAGAAACTAATTAAAAATAAGGAGATAATTTAAATGGCTATTTCACGAAATTACGAAACAGAAACTAAGTTTTTGCTTGAAAGCACATGGGGAACAACTCCAGAATCAAGCCTGGAAAAATTCAAAGTAAAAGGTGGATCAATAAAGTCTGTTCACACAGTGGAACAGGACGGCGAGATTCACGCAGACAGACAAGTTGAGTGTCAAAGCTTAGTATCAGAACATGCTACAGGCGATTACACAGCTAATCTAAGGTATTGCGATGTTCAGCATGATATATTTCAAGCTGCAATGTCTGCAAGTGCCTGGACAACTGTTGAAATTTCTGAGGCTAACGACATATCAGCAGCAAATGCCGACAACTCTTTAAACTCGTCAGGGTCAAATTTTGGTGACTTAGCTGTTGGAATGGTTGTTAAAATAGGTGGATTTACCGAAACAGGAAATACAGGGCTTGCAAAGATTCTTACAAAGTCAAGTAACGCAAAAGTTACAATTAGCTGGTTAACTCTTACGGATGAAGCAGCAGACGCAGGGAAAACAATTACAATTGATGCAATTTATTGCAGAAATGGCGAGACTTTAAAATCTTTCAGCATTGAAGAAGAAGACGCAGCAATTACTCAGTTCAAGCAGGGTACAGGTATGTCAATCAACACTCTAAACCTGAACTTTGACGCAAACACAAAAGCTGAACAGTCTTTTACTTTGCTTGGTAAAGAACACAATTTAACGCAGGCGACAATAGGAACAGGTGCAGACACAGCAGCATCAACACTTTGCCCGATGGATTCTAATGCAGATATTGACAGATTCTATATTAACAATGCGGTTACAGGCGTTACAAACAAACAAGTACAGTTTAATATCGACAATGGCTTAATAGCTGATTTTCAGCTCGGCACAACAACACCCGCAGGGCTTGGACTTGACTATTTTAACCTTACTTCTGAATTAGTTTTATATTTTGAAGATGAAACATTTTTTGATTATTTTCAATCTCAGACAAGTCTTGAACTTGACTTTGTAATTAAAGATAGTTCAGATAACTATTATGTATTTACAATGTTCAACGGAAAATTAATGGATGAACCTGTTATTGATGCCCAAACACCCGACGGGTCGGCTAAGATGGTTTCAGCAACAGTAAAAGGTTTTGAAGATTCAACAACAACAAGTATGTTTCAAATTACAAGGATTGCAGGGAGTTAAGTAATATATGAATATTTACAGCTTAAAAATTGATGAAAATAAAGTTAATGATGGTGTATGGTGTGAAGCTTTTGGAGCAGAATTTTTAATCAGAAGATTGAAAAATAAAGACGCTCAAAGTATGCTAAACAAGCTATTAAAACCACATAAAGCTGCTCAGAGGCATGGAACGCTGAAAGATGAAGTATTAACCGATATCATGGTTAAAGTTATCTCAGAAACGGTGTTAATGGACTGGAAAAGCGTTGAAGATCAAAAAGGTAAAGAAATTCCTTTTAATCCTGAAAATGCTTATAAACTTTTATCAGAAATTGAACCTTTGAGAGAAACAATACTTGAATTTGCACAAGATCAAGATTTATTTAAAGTTGAGTTCGACAAAGAATCGGAAAAAAACTAATTGACGCCTTAAGATGGTGGAGGTCTTGGGGTGAGAATTACGAGTTTTTAAAAACAATAGCGAGTTTAAAAGGGGCTACTCCACAGCCCCTGCTTGAGATGCCAGAAGTATACGAGGACTTACAGGAAGTATGGCGGGGATATCATGAACTTAATAGCAGTCGCAACATGAACGGAAGAATACCAGTAAGCGAGATTGAAATATATTGTAAGATATTCGAGATTAAAAATATAGATGAATTTGTAAGGCTAGTGCTTTTGATGGACGCAGAAGATGCAAAGATAAAGCAGGAACAGGAGAAAAAATCAAATGGCAGACATAAAAAGTAGATTAATAGTTGAATTAGACTCAAAGAATTATGTAATTGGCGGTAGACTTGTAGAATCGACGAACAAAAAAATCGATAAGTCTACTGATAAAATGAGTAAAACGCAGAAAACAGCTAAAAAGTCAACCGATGCTTTAAAGTCTGCTTTTTTTGGGCTTGTTTCTGTTTACACAGCTTATAAAGCTTTAGGTGTTGCAAAATCTTTTATTGACACAGCAAGTCAAATGGAAAATGTAAAAGTTAAGCTTGAAGCCGTTATGCAGTCACAAACAAAGGCTAACAAGTTATTTATTGACATGCGGAATTTTGCTAGACAAGTTCCTTTTGAATTTAAAAATATAATTAATTCAGCTTCAATGTTTGCAACTATAGCAAAAGGAAGCAATGACGAAATAAATAAAATGGTTAAAATAGCATCAGACTTAAACGCTGTATATTCTGATTTGTCACTAGAACAAGTATCAATGCAACTTGTAAGAATGTTCTCAGCCGGTGCAAAATCAGCAGATTTATTCAGAGAAAAGGGAGTTCTTGCGTTTTTAGGATTCCAACAGGGCGTTGCATACACAGCAGAAGAAACAAGGCAAATTTTAATGAGAGCTTGGGATGATCCAGAAAGCAAGTTTAGGGGTGCGTCAAACAGAATGGCTGAAACTTGGACAGGTTTAATGTCAATGTTTAAAGATGAATGGACAAATTTTCAAGTAACTTTAACAGATGGCGGAATGTTTACAACTATTAAAACACTTGCTGATAATTGGCTTTGGTTTTTTAGGACTTTTGTCAATAATATGGGAAGTATGCAAAAAATATCAATCGCTTTTGATACCGCTGTAATGGGAATATCTGCGACAGTTTCAGACCTTGCATATTATTTTGAATGGACTAAAAATGCTATTGTATCAATTTGGGATTATGTAACAACTTATGTTGCTACTAGATGGAAAAGTGTATTTGCGAATATAAAAGAAGCTTATGCAGATTTTTTATTAATGCTTTCAGAAAACGCTTATGCCTTAAAGGCGTTACCTGGTTTAGAATCAAAAGGTCGAGATTTAAGCCTTGCAGGTTCAAAAATGAAAATGTCAGCAATGAGCGAAAAAGCTGAAATTGAAAACACTTTAAATAGTATTATTGTTAAAAGCGGAGAGATTACAAAAGAGCTTCAAAAACAAAATGAAGAAACAAAAGAACAGGTTTTTAATATGTATGATGTTGAAATTTCAGCGGCTGGAAGATTAAAAACAATGGAATTAGGAACACAAGAATTAACAAAACAAAAAGAAAAATTCAAGGAAATAATAGGGCTTGGAGATGGAATAAAAGACTTTCTAGACGAGAATATAAAAGCTTACGAAGAAATACAAAAGAAAGTTGATTCAGTAATCGATTCATGGTCAGACAAGATGGTTGATGCATTTATGACAGGTAAAGAGGGTTGGAAAGACTTATTTCAAACTATCATGGACGATATCTTAAAAATGCAGATTAGAAAGCAAATTGTTGACCCTATTATGGGTGGCTTGTTCGGCAATGGTACAGCAGGTGAAGGATTTTTAAGCGGTATTTTCGGTAGAGCTGGTGGAGGTAGAGTTAATGCAAATCAGCCATATGTTGTTGGAGAAAATCAACCAGAACTATTTGTTCCGAGTACATCAGGCACAATTATGCCAAGTGTGACAAGTGGTGGCGGTGGTAATACAGAAGTTAACATTATCGACAATAGGGGCGGAGATGCTCCAGCTGCTAAAGTTGAAAGATCACAAGGCGACGGTACAGAGATTATAAATGTAATTATAGATGCAGTTTCAAGCGATATCGCACAAGGCGGAAGTGTTGGGCGGTCAATGGAATTTGCATACGGACTAAATAGAAGAGGTTATTAATATGGCAGTTTTCCCATTCCCAACTAAAAATCCTCAAAGGTCAGGTTGGAAAGAAGTTCTTGTATCTTCAACCATTACAGCACCAGTAGATCAAGGAGTTTCAAAAAAAAGGGCTAGATATAGTTATCAGATATACAACTATCATTGTACATACCGGCTGACAACAGCTGAAAGAGCTACCTTTTTAACTTTTTTTAATACAACTTTAGGCAAAGGTGTTGATAATTTTGACTGGGATCACCCAATTACAGGTAGCACACTACAAGTAAGATTCAAGACTGAACCAAATTTTATGGCGTCAGGCGTTGACCATTTAGTCAATTTTATACTTGAAACTGATATATAACTTAAGTAATAGTTGATATAAAGTGAGGAAAAACAAAAAATGGTTGATTCAACTTTTTACACAGAAGCAAATAAAGTTAATTCAAAAAAGGTTCTTTTATCATTTATAGATATTTCACATTCCGACATAACAACTTTAAGATTTGTAAATAATACTGAAAGCATAACCAGAAACGGTAATTCTTACTATAAATTTAACTTTGGTATAAACTTGCCGGAAGATGTTGATTATAAAATGCCACAGGTTAATTTACAAATAGAAAATGTTGACAGACAGATAATAACAGCATTGGAAACTATTGACAAGCAAGAAGAATTAACAGTTACTTTGAATCTTGCTTTTTCTGATTCACCTAATACCACGCAGCGGGGACCATATACATTTAGAGTTAAAAACGCACAAGTTACACAACAGTTTGCAACTTTTACTTTAGGTTATGAAGATAAATTAAACAACAAATTCCCAAAAAATGAAATAACACCCGAATATTTTCCAGGAATGTTCTGATGAAAAAAGACTTTACAAAATACTTTTTAGCTAAATTCAAAGAAAGAGGAAGAGACTTAAACGGTTGCGACTGTTGGGGTTTTGTTAGAATTATCAGCGGTGAAATGTATAACAAGTCATTACCTGCATATGATTACGATTATGACAATATAAGAGATGGCAAAGAGTTACAAAGAATCATTGAACAGTATACAAAAAAGCTTACTAAGCTTGAAAAGCCTGTTGATGGTTGCCTTGTCAGGCTTGAAATGGGCGGTTTTAGGTCGCATTTTGGAATTATGATATCAGAGTGCGAATTTATTCATATAGAGAAAATACTAGGCGTGACAGTTGGCAGTATTTTAAGCGATACATGGAAAAACAAAATAATAGGATATTACGAACATGAGTAAAGAATTAGTTAAAAAAAATGGCGTTTATTATGTTACAATACAAGATTTGCCTTGTAGTTCAGATATTCAGATACACGAGGTAGAATCGGGCTTAACAGTCAACGAAATTTTAAAAAAATTCGACTTGTTAGAGGCTTATTGTACTGTTCAAGTTCAAGGTGTGCCTTGCGTAAAAGACGATAGAGCCTCTTTAATTCCGGCTGAGGGTGATATAATAAACATTATATGTATTCCTGAGGGTGGAGGAGGCAAAGACATCGGGCGAATTTTTGCAAGTATACTTCTGATAGGTGCAGCTTCTTTTATAGTTGGTCCAGCAGTATTAGGCTTGTCAGGCTGGCAAGCTGGACTGGCAAAAGGAATTATACTTACTTTGGGAAGTTCTTTAATTCCACCGCCTAAACAGCCTAATTACACTAATAATGTACAACAGTCAGACCCGAGAGCATTAAGCATAGGAGCAGCTAGCAATAGTTTACAGCCTTATGGCATAGTTCCTGTACCATTCGGAAAAAGAAAATGTTATCCAGTATATGGGGCTATTCCATACACAGAACTTGAAGGACAAGACCAATATGTAAATATGCTTTTGCTTGTTGGTTATGGTCGTTGCGAGATAACTAACATTAAAATAGGCGAGACTGATATTGATGATTATTCTGATGTTACATATGAAGTTCTTGAGGGCTACCCAGGAGAGGATAAGACAGACTTTAACCTATTATATCCTTATGATGTTAATGAAGCAGACGAACTAAACACAAGAGTAAGTAAGGGCGGCGGAGCAGTAACAAGAACTACAAATGCAGATATTGACGAAATAAGAGTTAACTTAGCTTTTCCAAAAGGCTTAGTAAAAATAGGCACCGACGATGGTGGAAGATATGATATGGAAGTTCAGATTAAGATTGAATACGCCGTTACAGGTTCTGGAAGTTGGACAGAAGCGACAACTTTAACTATAACAGATAACTCAGTATATAATGTTAGACAAGGCTATAAATTCAGTGTAACACGGGGTCAATATGATGTTAGGTTAACTAAACTTACAGCAGATCAAACAATCGAAGGCTGGAAAGATGAATGCTACTGGACATTTTTACAAGATGCAGTATATGAAACACCTGTAACCTTAGATGATGTTTCAGCAATTGCAATCAGAATTAAAGCCACAGATCAGCTATCTGGTGTACCAGATGAAGTTAATTGTATATATGAAAGATATTTGCCAGTTTGGCAATTTGAAGCTACAGATATAAGTTGTCTTAACTCAGACCAGAGCTTTAATAGTACAAGCACAGATTTTACAAGTTATTTTTCAGTTAATGACTTTATTCAAGTTTCAGGCTTTACAACTTCTGGCAACAATGCAAACCCTAAAGCAGATGTTTACAGTTTAAAAGTCACAGCGGTTACAAGTTCAAAATTAACAGTAAGCGACCCAAGAAGCGGGTCAAGTTTTAGTTTAACAGACGAAGCCGCAGGCGATACGGTTTATTTTTGGAAAGAAGAAAAAACAAGAAATCCTGCATGGACTTACACTTCAATACTCAGATCAAATATGACTAAAAGTCCAACATCAGACGACAGAATACAATTATCAAGTATTAATACTTTTGCCACCAATTGCACAACAGAGGGGCGGAAATTTGATGAATATGTTACAAGTGCAGAAACAGAAAAAGATCTGATGGACGATATACTTGCGGTAGGTCGTGCAAGTTTTGGAATGGAATCAGGAAAATATTCAGTTATAGAGGATAAAGAGCAGACAACACCAGTACAGGTAATTACAAACTGCAATTCATGGAATTTTGAAACTACTTACGAGTTTGTTGAAAAAGTTCATGCTTTAAAAATCAGATTCCAAAATGAAGATGAAGACTATATATATGACGAAAGAATTATATATAATACTGGATATTCTGCAAGCGATGCAACAAAGTTTGATGAAGTCACATTAAGGGGATGTGTTGATGCAGACCAGATATGGAAATATGCACAATATATGTTTGCAGTTGCAGAACATAGACCGTCAAAAGTTTATGTAACAATGGATTTTGAACATTTAGCGATTGACAAGCGAGGTACAAAAGTACTACTAAATCACGATGTTTTACTTAAAGGCTTAGATTCTGCGAGGGTTACAGGAGTTACGCTCAACGGTGGCGGAGATTGCACAGCAATATCTTTTGAAAATGAGTTTACAACAGAGCTTGCAAAAAGTTACGCCGTTACAGTTCGTAAGTCTGATTTTACAGTTATTACGCACGCTGTAAACACTCCTGGAA